GGAAAAAGAAAAAGATCTAGGCGGGATTAGTCCTTACTTAGCGGATGAGCTGACATCCATCCTCAGGAAGATAGATAGGCTCGATTATTGCGTGGAGGTATTTGGAACTCAGAAGATGTTTGGCCACCCCTTGGTTGATCCTACAGTCGGAGGAGATAAGGTGAAGGAAGAGGCACGTAAGGTAGTCAACACCAGCCCTGTTGATGTTGCCAGGTTACGGTCTCGATTCTGCTACATGTACACTGAAGGGTACATCAGGAAGAATGGAGAATGGCCCCCTCTTATCTTTTCCGACGAAGGACGACAAACTCAGTTGTATCACCTTTTTTACACCAATGAAACTAAGATCTCACTCTTGAGCTATGACCAGTTGGAGTGGCGGCATGTCCGGTTTGCAAAGCACTTCGACTTTGATTACTATATCAATTTCCTCGACCTGGTTGATGATAAGGCGATATCCCTTTACCGGTCCAACATGGCTGCAACATGGGACAAGAGAATTCCCCCTAAGAGTCACAAGAGACTCCTCTTAGAGATGCTTAACCAACCTGAAATATCAGTCTTTAAAATTGTCCAGCAGGTGTGTCGTGGGCAAATTCCTTTTGATTGGTTCATTGTGTCCTTATACCCAAAAGAAAGAGAATTCAAGACCGCAGCTCGTATGTTTGGAATGCTCGTCCTTGAGATGAGGATGTTCTTCACAGCGACCGAAGCCAACCTATCGGAGTTTGTCTTCCCTTACCTTCCTTGCCAAACAATGACACTATCCAAAGACGAGATAGAAGGACTCTTCCATCGAGTTACGGATGTCGCCCTTGATGATACTTATGCGCGACTCTTCCTTGTAATCGACTTTTCAAGCTGGAATCTTCATTGGGATGCAATAACTGTGGACCCCATAGGTACAACCATAGAACAAATGTGTGGAATTCCGGGTTTATACACTGTTGTACACCACTTCTTCGTTCAATGTGTCATGCTGGTTCGCACACAAGAATGTTGTCCAGATGGACTCAAGGAGGCATCTCAGGATGACCCCACCCTTCCAATACCTGAGTCTTCTCTCCTATGGTGCAATCATAAGGCCGGCATCGAAGGACTGTGTCAGAAGATCTGGACGTGCTGCACCTACCCGATGGTTGACCTGGCGGTTTCCCATTACGGGTATAAGTACTACCTGATTGGGCAGGGTGATAACCAGATCCTCCTTTTCTATATCCCCCGGAGCACAAGTCCGAATGAAAGTGCGAACATTCAGGACCTAGCGGATGAGATCTTGACAGCAGTGGTTACCACTAGCGGGTACTACGGTCAGGATGCTAAGCTTGATGAATGTGTAGTCTCCACGAATACTGTGAGTTACAGCAAGAATGTTTACGTGGATGGCGTGCCGTACTATACCTCGTGTAAGGCTTTCAGTCGAGTCTTCCCTAATGCCTCCGACGACTACCCAACTGTAACTAATATGGCCAGTGGGTTGTCGAGTCAATGCCTGGCGGCGTCTGAATACCTCAAGTATCCCCTACATGGGTATACGCTGTGGCTCTTCCATTTCTCACTCTATTTACTCTCCTGGAAAGTGTCAATTCCAACAGAAGCACAGTCTATCGGTAAGGTAACTCTCGACAAGATGACCTTGTCCATGATTTATGCTCTCTGTGTCTTACCACGCTCCCTCGGTGGACTTCCTGCCTTGCCATGTGTAGCTTTCTTGTACAAAGGAGGAGCTGACCCTTTGTCAAAAGATTATTCCAGCCTCAAGATCCTGCAAAGTCACTCTACTGTCACTAGAAGATTAATCTATGGGATCAAATCACGGGATTGGTTTGACGAACACCCGAAGCCCGAAGCACTCATTGACGATCCGTATTCACTCCCTATAATATCCCACACCACAGTCGAGATGGCAATGTACAATGAGAGTTTACAGCGTGTCAAGGCGGTCACAAAGAATCTAGCAATCAGAGCCATATTATCTGATTCTGTTGATGACTACGAAAGTCGCTTGCGCACCGCTTTGGTCAATATCCGGCCATTCAATCAGTTGATAGCCTCGGATATATTTGGGTGGTCAGTTGCTGGGGTCAAGAGGATGATCGGGAAAATGTTCACAGCAACGCGCACTATCCAAGAGCTTACACGTAGGCGCGATGGTCCAGATGCGGTTGGAACCATCCTGGATGTTGGGGCTTCTGAAGTGGTGCTAGTGTTAGGTAGACTCAGTAAGCTGCGGAGGTGTGAGGCAACGGTTGTGTCCATTTATGCTGACATCACAGAAATGCGCCAGGCCTGGGAGGCAGAATGGGATAATACTGTCGTTGGGGTGACAGCATATACTCCATTCGAAGGTTGTATCAGCTGCACCAGCTACCCGGACACATATCCAGGTGTGAAAGGACTATCAGTGGGACCAAATGGTCCAGGTGTTGTCCACCGGAGAGGGAAATTTGACCCGTACCTTGGTCTACGAACCAAAGAGAAAAGGTCAGAACATGGATATAAGATAGTCACCTCCACTGCACCTACCCGGGCCATCAAGA